TGTGGTATATATCTACCTTTATGATATTTCATAACTATTATGACTTATAAATAATAATAATATTCATAATTATATTTATAAAACGGACACATAAGATGCCAGGAACTAATAACGATAACTACAACAATGTCAAAGTGTTGGCTCGAGACAAAAGGAATCCCACCCTTTTAAAGTATCCAGAAACAATAGGTATCCCGCATACACATGATGATGGTTTAGAACAGATTCGTGCTTGGTTGGAGTTTAAAGACTCGTCCGTGAGCCAGTATGAGAAATATAGTGGTAAAAAAGGACCCTTTACAAGCGACCTCGATATCGGGACTTACGGCACCATCGAAAACTCATTAGCAATAACTAAATCGGCAATAAAGAGTAACACGGCTATTCATTTATATATCCCACCTGTGATAAATGTAAATGGTGGGGTGAATTGGGGAGAGTCCGAGTTTTCAGGTAGTTTTGGTGCCGCGAGGTCTAATAAATATGCAGATTTTGGAGGTTCAGCTGACGCTATCGAAGGCGCTCTTCGGAAGATGGCAGGAAAGTTTGTCGATGGGGATGAATCTGGTATTGATTTTCAGAAAAAACATGGGGTGATACAAAATATGAATAAACAGTTATTATTTGAGGGTGTTGGTATGCGAACATTTGAGTTTGAGTTTGAGTTTGTACCTAAAAGTAAAAATGAGGCAGAAGTGGTTTATAAAATTGTTAAGTGGTTTCGTTCTAGAATGTATCCTAATTTTGATAATGTTTGGTATACAGTACCAGATTCAATATCTATAAGCTTTAGATCATCTACTGGTCGTGGGAAAAATAAAGATATGTCGAAATTGCCTAAGATTAAAGATTCGGTTATAACTTCGTGTAATATAACGTATGGTTCTGAAGGTGTATTTGGTATAATGGAAGGTGATACAGAATACCCTTATAGCACTACCATGACATTATCGTTACAAGAACTTGAAGTAATTACCTCAGAAGATGTATCTGTAAATGGGGGTTATTAATGTTTATTTATATGCCGGAACTTATACGTCCAGAGTTAAAATTAAATGTAACTGATATTTCTGGGAAGATGTTATACGGATATACTAATTATGATGGTATACCCAGACAAGTTAAAAATATCTTTACATCCGTTGATATTAATGCTATATGGTTGAATGCATTTGATACTTGGTATGATTACGAGATTAAAGATGAGGATACTCCTGAAAGTATATCAGCTGATTATTATGATGATCCTTCATTATATTGGGTTATATTAATGTTAAATAATATTAATAATATATATGATGAATGGCCTAAACCTAACTTAGTAATTGAACGTAGATTAAAATCAAAATTTGGTGATATTAGAAATGCACATACGAATATTCACCATTATACTCATATTATACTGAAATATGATATAACCGAAACCACATATAAGTTTATAGATGATAAAATTAAAAGGAATGAGTTTAAACTTGTGAGTGAATATGAATATATGATGTCTGAGAATGAAAAAAATAGAAAAATACGATTATTACGACCAATGCATATTACCAACTTTATCCTAACACTTAAAGAAATATATAATTTATATGGTTAATATATCATGATAACACCAAACATTAAATTTAATGCTTATAAGTTTTGGGCATTATCCTTGACTTCATATGATTCATCTACAACTTATGATTTAAAAGAATGGTTTAAGGAGGTGAGAATATATGAAAGTATGTTTACATCTTCTATGCATGTTGATGTTACTATACAAGATCCTGAGAATATGTTAGTTACATTACCAATAGTAGGACAGGAGACGGTGAATATATGGCTACAGACAGAACTTAATAGTGCTGAAATTTTAAAGTTGAGCATGAAGGTGTATTCCGTAACGGATATAAAGACAGTTAACGAGACTATAGAATATGTATTGCAGTTGGTTACTACTGACTTTACTATGAATTTTGAAGAAAAGATATCAAGACATGTATCTGGATCTGGAAGTTCTATCGCAAGTGATATATTTAACGAAAGTGATATTGATTCAAATAAATTTATATCAGTTGAGCAAAGTATGGACGAACAGGACTTAGTGATACCTAATATGTCTCCCTTTAGGTGTATAAATTGGTTGTCTTCTAGGTGTCATAATGATACTAGTACATCTTATGTATTTTTTGAGAACAATCGTGAATATATGTTTAAGTCTATTGAATCATTTTTCGATGAGAGTATTAAATATAAATATCGGGGTTCTGGTAAGAATATTAAGAGCTATGGAACGATAGAGGATCAAGTAGAAGAAAACATGTCATTAATATCATATAAAGTTATATCTAGATTTGATGTTATAAATAATATAACCAAAGGTATGTATGCATCTGGTGTTATGAGTTGTGATGTTGTACATAGAAAGGTTAAGAAAACAACACATTCGTGGTATGAAGATTCTGAGAAGTATCGTGTTAGAAAAAGAGAAATAAAGAGTCGGTTATACCCATTAATGAGTAAGAATCCAACCTTTTTGTTAAAATATTATCCTGATAATGTTATGTTAGTTCCACACAATCAGTTAAATAAATATAATATATCAGATAATATTTTAAAATATAATTATGGTAATCAGTTATTTGATAATTTAAAGATGAATATAGAAGTTTCCGGTAATACTTCACTAGCTGTTGGTGACTTATTAGAAATAGAAATCCCGATTAAACGTCCTGGAAATGAGGTTATTCGTGATGAAATTTATGCTGGTAAGTGGTTGATTATAAACATAACACATATAATAACTAGAGATTCATATATTATGAGTATTGATGTAGCTAAAGATAGAATAGGATTAAATTTATAATGAATTCTTATATGGGTATGGATAATTTCATATGGTTTCATGGTATTGTTGAAGATACAGATGATCCATTAATGGTTGGTAGGTGTCGTGTACGTGTTATTGGATTACATACTGACAATCGTTCTATGTTGCCAACTGACAAGTTACCATGGGCGAGTCCTATGATGCCAATAACATCGGCATCAATTGGTGGTATTGGTATATCTCCAACTGGTATTATGTTGGGTTCGTGGGTTGTTGGATTTTTCAGAGATGGTGAGAGTGCTCAAGACCCAATAATGATGGGTACTATTCCTGGAATACCGTCGGGAACAGATGAGGACGAATTGACTTATGGTGATCCAACAAAAGTATATCCATATAAAGAAGAAACGTTACAATACAATAGTGTTATTAATGAATCCGATGTTAATAGGTTAGCTAGAGGGGCGACTACTAAAAAGGTTTTTACAACTAAAACAGAGTTAGTAGAATATGTTAAAAATATAGTTGCTAATGACGATTTAATGTTTAATTCTCCATTGTTAACGATTTCTGGAGAAATGAAAATGATCTCGGATCTTGATTTTCCGGTGCAGATGCGGTCGGGAGGATCTGTGTCATCTTTGGTTATTGAAGAAAGGGTGCCCGTAACAGAGTCTGAAGATATTTTAGGAACGGCCGACACCTTGTTACAACAATCAATTCAAGGGGATGTTTCTGAAATTGATTTTCAGAAAGGATTAGGGAATCTAATTCCATCTTCAACTTTCTCCAATAATGAAAAGATTGATACTATAGTAACAAATAAAAAATTATCAGTTGTTAATAATCCTTTATTTTCAGAGCCACAAACTAAATACGCTCCTACCTATCCTGATAATAAAGTATTAAGCACTGAGTCAGGACACCATCAAGAATTTGATGATACTCCTGGTGCTGAAAGAATTCATACTTATCATAAGAGTGGTTCTTTTGAAGAATATCACCCTAATGGTGATAGAGTAACTAAAATAGTTGGTAATGACTATGAAATAGTATATGGTAATAAGAATTTACATGTTTCTGGTAATCTTAATATATATGTTAATGGTTCTGTTAAAATAAAAGTAAACGGATCGTGGGATGCAAAGGTTGGTGGATCACATACAACTAACAGCGGTGGAAACATGAAAAAAACTGCACCTAAAATAAATTTAAACTAGTAAAGTAGTTAATTATATGAATAAACGATATGACAAAAAATTCCAATATTATGATATTGATTTAAAATTCAGAAAGTGGGAATCTGTTATGACTAGAGGACCGACTGATTGGGAAACTGATTTAAATGAAAAGGGTATATCTAATAATGATATAGCCCATATGACTTCACATACATCAATAAATCAATCATTAAGGAATATATTATTAACCAATATGTATGAAAGACCATTTGATGTCAATTTCGGTGGTAATGTGTATAATCAATTATTTGAGAATATGGATGATATTTCTTTAATGTCGCATTTATCTGACGTTATACATCAACTAGTATCACAGTATGAAAGACGTGCGGATATTATTGAGGTATCGTTTACTGAGGGAAAGTTTCAGAATAATAAACATATTATAAATATTACAATAGAATATGTCATCCCGACATCTGATAATGTGATCCGTTTTACATTTCCAATAGAGAGAATAAAATAACCATTATGTCAAATATAAAACTTACAGAATTGGACTTTGATAATATAAAAGCTAGTATAATTAATTATATGAAGAGTCATCCGGATAAAACATTTAACACATATGATTTTGAGGGATCGGGGTTAAATACGTTAATAGATTTGTTGGCATATAACACCCATCATCAGGCATTTTATTTAAATATGGTAGCGAATGAAATGTTTTTAGATACTGCCAAACTTAGAGAGAATGTAGTATCTAAAAGTAAATTACTTGGATATATGCCGAAATCGAATAAGAGTGCAACTGCTATTGTTGATTTAATTTTTAAAGTAAAGGTATCGGTGATAGATGATTTGACTACAGATAGTATGTTTATTTCTGAGGTGGTTATGGATATTAATGGGAATGATAAGAAGATTATTAATAATAAATTATCAATTAATCCTAGTGATGTGTTTACTTTAAATTCTAATACGGGAAAGGGTAATATTCATTATTATACCCCTAAGTATGTACAATATGCTAAGAAGGATATTGATATAACGTATGAGGCACCACATGATTATTATGTATATAGATTAGATAATATGGTATTGGTTCAGGGGAATCAGGTAGAAGAAGTTTTTATTATTAATAATGAAGATATTAATCAACATCATCTTATATCTAATCAAGACATTGACACGACAAGCATGGTAGTTACTGTTAGACCGAATGAAACCTCAATTGAGTCAAATATATATACATTGGAAGATGATAATATGAAATTGGATTCTGAGTCCAAGGTTTATTTTTTACAGGAATCATATAATGAACAGTATGAAATATATTTTGGTGATGGTATATTAGGTAAATCTATACCAACTGGGTCTATTGTAACTGTTAAATATGTTAACTGTTTGGGTAGTATCGCCAATAATAAATCTGGTGATATGAATTGGGTGACACCTCCACAACACGTTCCTTCTCCATCCATTTCAGCATCAGTAATTGGTAAGACTTGGGGTGGGTATGATAAGGATGATATAAAGACTATTAAACATTCAGCTCCCAGAGAGTTTTCTACACAACGGCGTGCAGTTACTGCTGAGGATTATAGAGAAATATTACGACAAATATATCCAAATATAGATTCTATTAATGTTTGGGGTGGTGAAGAAAATGTACCACCTATGTATGGTAAGGTTTTAGTATCAATAAAACCAAAGAATTCTTTATACCTATCAGACCATGAACGTGATAATATAGAATTTAAATTAAAGCGAAATCATTCAATAATTGGTATAGTGCCTATGTTAATGAGTCCAACATACATTAAAGTTAATATTACAACGTTAGTTAAATATAACACACAATCTACCATATTATCGGAACCTGATATAGTGGAAATGGTTAGAACTAGTATAATGGAATATTCAAATGATGTGTTGAATAGTTTCGGAGACTACTTTAGATATTCTAGGTTTCTATCTATTATAGATGACAGTCATCATTCAATATCCAATAATGTCACAACTGTGTCTGTATCAATTTCACACGAAATTCATGAATCTAAAATTAGTTATGTATCTAAGTTTTCTAATAGGATTAAACGTGGTAGTATAACATCTACTAAATTTAAGTTGATAGGTGACGATAGGTATTATTTATTTTCAGATGATAAGGTAGGTAAGTTAGTGGCATCTACTTATGATGATGAGGGGAATAGGTATGATAATCCATTTGTGATATCTGATATTGATTATGATAATGGTATAGTAACTATCCGAGATATTATATTACAGAAAGAAGAAGATGCAACTGATATAACTATTACTTGTGTATTAGAATCACCTGATATTTATGCAAGGGAAAATCAAATATTATATATTGATGTGATTACATTGAATGTTAGAGCAAAGTCTAATGAGATATATACGTTAGATAACAGTGTACATTCTGTTAAGATATTATGAAAAAAATGAACTTTTTAAATCACATATCGGAGGGTATTAGAACACAATTGCCGATGTGGATGTCGGTAGATAATGATGGAGATGAGTATGATAATTTTATACAATTCATAGAATTGTATTATGAGTGGATGGAACGTGAATATGGACAAATTGACTTGATATCACGTATAACTGAATTTTCAGATATAGATTATACTATAGATGTATTTATCGATCAATTTAAATCTGAATTGGCATCAACAATACCTGATGTAATATCTTTACAACGAGTTAGAGATGAAGTGTCACCAAAGAATATATCATCTTCATCTAATCAATCATTTAATAAAATAACATATGAGTCAGATAATTTCATATCAAATGGAGTGGTGTCAATATATGACTTATCATATTATGAACCATCATATTATGAGGACTTAGATGTTAAACTTAGAGTTAAATTTATTAAGGTGTATGTTAATAGTTATGATTTTATAGATGTTGGTGTATTAAGTAATCAGATTTCAGATACATCAGATACATATAGTGAAATATCTAATTATAATAATAGAATAACGATGGATCGTGATGATATACTTAAATCGTTGTCATTTAATCCTAATTATAAAGTTATAGAGTTGCCAGAATTTATCTTTAAAATCAAAGAAACGACGATAATTGACCCATCAGACGGGAGTAAGAGTTTAATATTACAAAAAGGTAAAATAACTGATGTTATATATGATGGAGAATCTAGTGGATGGACAGATGGTATATTTTATGTTAATGTTGATACTAATAAGGGTGGTGTTTTATCAATTAAAGTAGAGAACTCGTATATAACATCCGTTAGTATAGTTAGTGGTGGTGATGGGTATACTGATATTAAAATGACTGATGTAGATTTTTTTAATAATCAAGGTGCGGGTGGATATGGTATGCATACTGATTATACCATAGCACCAAAATCACATTTTACATATAATCTAAGTGGATCAATTGATACTATTTTTACCGATGGATATAATGGTTATTTTTTAACTGATGGGGTATATTATGTGGACGTTGTCGGTGGGAATAACAACGGACAAGTAATAATGACGGTAGTAGGTGGTAAGGTTATTGATTATAGTGTAGGTTATGGTGGTGGTGGTTATACTAACGACACTCCTGCCGAAATTAATTTTCTTTCTGGATATTTGACAGGAACTGTAGTAATATCACATACGAATCCGGTGTCACCCCAAAGTGATTTTGAGTATGATACTGGAATAGTTATAAGTTATGGTAATATTTTTAAAATTCAACCAGACAGTATAGTTGGTAGTGGGGGTGGAACGAGTGTTGTATATGTTTCATTTGATAATGGATCTACATGGTTGAATTTTACTACAAATGAGTTGAATGACCCACGTTTATTTATACCAGATGAGGTTAGAACTAAATTAAATAATTCTGTAACTTTACGTATTAAGGTTGAGAATGACTTATATAGTTTTATCAGTTTAACGATTAAAATTCTTCAATATCATGGTAGTACTGATTATCAAGTTATAGACAATAGTAATTATATAATAGAGGGGAATACTCTTAGGTTTTTAAATGGAAGTGATATTGTTACCCTTAAATCACAAGTAGTACTTAAAGTTGAGTATACACTTAATAGGGAATATTTTAGTGAAGAACGTGCTTCCACTGATGAGACTACAATGCCGGTGAAGGCTAGGTATAGTAATAAGAAACAATTTCTTAAATTTA